AACTTCAGAGAAACACACACTGTGTTAGTTAGTAAGGAGGTAGAATTATGAACTACGTACTTAAAGTAACTCCTCTACGTGAGGATAGAATCAGCTTATACCATAGGCTGAACATTCCAACTCGCTTTGAAGCTGAGACATTTGAGATAGCTCAGCAGATGGCACTCATGCTATTCGACCTTTACAACTTCAAAGAAACGCTACCATTCCAGGAAGAGTTCACAGAATATTCTATTGAAGGTGAAGGATTCTTAATCGAAATAGAAAAACTTTCTTAAATTAGCAAAAATTAATAATCATGAATAAACCAAATCAAATTACCGGAAGGGTAATCGTATCTCGGTGGGATGCCGAAGGATGCACATGGAGACTGTACACATCAGCACACTCCTATTCTTTAAATGATTTCTCAATTGCCAAGAAACATGGTGAGGTATTCCCTGAAGATGGGACATTCTTATACCAGTTTGAAAGCGAAGACGAGAATAATGTGCATGACTATTTTATGAGCGACCGCTATGTTATCTGATCGCGCTAAGAGCCGCTTCATTTGCGTGCAGAGTTCAGTAGCGGGAGAGCAACTGAATTACAATGAAATAGTACAGCATCTTCAATATGCTAAAGGCACAACAGCTTACGAAAATTGGAGAGCGCATTTCATCAATAATCCCCATGAGCTACAATAGAGAGCCTGATTGGAATAAGCTCAAGCCATCAATTGATTGGGATGAGATGGAAGAAAAGTTAGCAGATAAATTAAGTACGTATATTAATCAAAACAAAATAAAACAAACAGTTATGAATCAGTCAGTAGTAAAATCACAGAAATTCGTTAGAGATTGGAATGGCCCATCAGGTACAATCTATTACTTCGACCTTGTGTTAGAGAATGGAGAGGTAGGCCAAGTAGGAGTTAAGGACATGCAGAGCCCGAAGATTGCAGTAGGTGCTACTATTCACTACATTGCCGAAGAGCGCACTGGACCAACAGGCAGAAAGTCAACTAACTTTAAGCTTCAGAATCCTAATCCATTTAATGGAGCAGGGAAAGGCATAGTACAATCAGCATACACTCCGCGTAAAGAATCACCTGAGGTGCAGAATTCTATTAGCAGATCAGTGGCATTAAATAATGCAGTGCTATTTTGCAAAGAGCAGAAAGGTGCAAAAGCAAGTGATGTTATAGAGACAGCTGAGATATTCTTAGCATGGCTTAAAGAGGAAGATGTTAAAGTAAGTTCACCAATTAATACTAAATTAGATGAAGCAGCAGACGATGAAATGCCATTCTAAGCTTACACCGTTCCACGCATGGGTACGCAGTCACTTTGTGACTGTGGCCCAATTTGCGGAGGTGCTTGAGGTAAGTTACCCAACAGCTCAGAAGTACATTAAGCAGCCGCGCTCTATGAAGGTAACGCATATTGGTAAGCTTGCTAATATTACTGAGGAAGAGATACCATACATATTAGAATTAATGAAAGACTCTAAAACTAAATAACTATGGAAAATAAACAAACTGCGGTTGAATGGTTAGAGAATCAATTAAGACAACATTACCTTCTTTTGGATTGTGAATACATACTTAAAAAAGCCAAGCAAATGCATAAGCATGAGATTGAATTTACCTACAATATAGGTTGGGCTGATGGTCACGATGAAGCAACAAATGAAAGTCCATTATTTACAACAGGAGAACAATACTACAATGAAACTTACGGAGGTCAAGATGAGTAAAGTAATAGATAGAAAGATAGCAGATATCCTGCTTTTGATTCCTTCTGAGATGCAGCAGAATGCACGTAGAAGAATAGATAACCTGGTAAGAGCTGTAAACAACAGTAACATCCCTGAGCTCAAATGGAAGTCAATTAATGGAATAGCTGAGAGCATGAATGAGGCTAAGGCAAATCGAATGCTTGAGATTCTTTTAGACAAAGGCTACACAGATTGGCCTAATCTTAAAGGCAGAAGCCGAGTAAGGGAAGTGAATGATGTTAGGCAGATATGCATGTGGATCATCCGACATGGTACCAGCATGAGCCTGCATAACATTGGTGCTATATTCGTTAGACATCACGCTACAATTCTGCACGCTATTGAGCATGTAGATAACATGATTCAAACGGATAGCATTTACAGGAGTAAAGTAGAGCAGATGCTAAGCCATCTTGATAATGAGCATCTTAACAAAGTGTTTTATAAATTAACTCAATAGTGTATATTTGCATAAATCATTAATCAATTAAACCAAATGACTACCATTCTATTGAAGCGCATTGAAGCGCTTGAAGAAAGAGTGCGAGCGCTTGAATCTAAGCGTGCAGCCTCTACCAAATTCACTCCTCCATCACTTGCCGACATCATAGACTATACGCAAGATGTAGTATTAGCTAAGCGCTTTTATACATTTTATGAGTCTAATGGATGGAAGGTGGGCAGAAATTCCATGAAGAGCTGGCGAGCAGCTTGCGATCAATGGAAAGCAAGAAATATTAACGAATCTAAATCTAAAGAAGATGAGCAAAGAATTGGCCGCATTAGTACAGCAGAGCTTCAGTCGTTCACTAAGCGCTGAAGAGAAGGCTATCGCAGAATGCATTAGCTCACCTAAGTTACACACGCTATCTGAACAGGAGTTTAGAGAGCTTATAGCGCAGGCTGCTGTAATCAATTCTATTAAGGCTTTACCTTCAGACATAGAAGTAACTCTGCTTCAGCAACTTACACAAAATACGTATCGGAGTACATCAATTAAAGACTGGCAGAATGCATTCTTATACAATGCAATAGGTAAAGACTTTGAAAGAGTAGAAGCATTTAACTTATTCAGTATAAGCTTTATGGCCGATGTATTGAAACGCTATGAGGAATATAAGAGCAAGATATGGAGAGAGCTAAATAAGGCTTTAATCTTACCTGAAGCACAGTCTAAACATGTAGAGCCTACTGATCCTATTAATGTTCTGCATGCTGATGCTGAAAGATGGAAGGCAGGTAAAGAAACATGGGTAGAAATCTCTGCACCTTACAACTGCCAGCGCCTCTTCCGCAAGGGTATATATAAGAAATCTATGTGGGCAACTGAAGTATGGGCAAGATTTGAAGATATTGCTAAGCAAAAGGTAGAAGCTAAATTTAAAGCTTCTAATAAAGTTATCTTAGGCGAATCTGCACAGGCTGAATTTGATGCACTCCAAAAGATAGAGCTGAGCCGTATTGTATACATTGACATTATTAAACAAATTAACAATGGCTAAAGATTGGACAACCGAAGAAATAGAATACCTGGTTAATCACTACGCTGATAACTTTACCGAGGATTTAGCCAAGGCGTTGAATAGAACTGTTAGCGGAGTCTATGGTAAAGCTTATTCTCTCGATATAAAAAAGAGCAAACTCCATCATGAGAAAGTAATGGCTAAGACTTCCGTTAAGCTAAAAGAAAATTCCAAGCTACACCGTTACGCTAAAGGTCATGAGCCTGCCAACAAGGGTAAGAAAGTCTCTGCATCTACCTACAATAAGTGCGCTCCAACAATGTTTAAGAAAGGTAATAAGCCTCATAACTATAAACCTGTAGGCAGCGAGCGAGTTACTAAGGATGGATATTTAGAGCGCAAGGTAGCAAATCCTAAAACTTGGAGAGCAGTACATGTTTTAGTATGGGAAGAGGCTAACGGCCCAGTTCCGGCAAAGCATAAAATAGTATTTAAAGATAACAATCAGCTAAATTATGAGCTGACTAATCTTGAATGCCTTTCTTATGCTGATGTAATGCGCAGGAATAGCATAGTAAGATATCCTGCGGATCTAAGATTTGCAATGAAAACACTTAAAAAACTAAAAAAACAAATTGAAAATGGCACGCAACAAGATTGAAGATTTAAGAAATCACCTATTTGAAGTGATAGAAGCGCTTAAAGATGGGGATATTGAGATGGATAAAGCTAAGACTATAGCAGATGTAGCACAAGTAATTGTGAACAGTGCTAAAGTAGAAGTCGATTTCATGAAGGTAGTACATGGTAACGGCAGTGGATTTATTCCATTGGACAACCGAGGCAGTTATGAGACTGCTAAACAGCTAACTGTAGGAGGTGAAGATGATTAAATTTGTTTACAATGAGCATGGAGTTTGTGAGAATCCTATCTTAAAAACATTCAAATGCCTTAAAAATTATGAAGCGCAGGTTAATGTAGCCATTGTTCAGAATGAGATGTGGAGTTATTCCATTGCGTTTAAAGGTCAAGACCAGGGATGGTCACAGCCTTTAATATATCATGCTCAATACACTGTCTTTAATACTAAAGATGAGGCTTATATTGAAGGTGTTAAATTGCTACTTAAGCAAGTAACTGATAATGATTATAAGAATCGGTATAAGGCTATTATTGAAATGTTAGAAGATGAGCTAAGCCCTGTAGTTCAGAATCAACTTAGTTTATTTTAGTCATTTCTTCCACTAACAATAAGAGAGCTCAGCATAACGCTGGGCTTTTTTATTAATTTTAGCGTATGAATCTATTTAAGAAGAAGAAAAAGGAAGTAGTAGATTTAAATGCAAAGCTGCTACCTGAGTTATGCAGCACTTATATTATTCAGTGGAACTATACCGAGGATATCGGCTTAGAAGCTACCTATGCCGATAACGTGCCTTTTATGTTTGATGCAAGAAAGTGTGTAGGCATTCAAGCTGAAGTAGAGTTCAGATCAGATGGCACTTACTACGTAGGGCAGCGCACAATAGCACTAATGCAGGGCATTGATAACGGAATAGTAATAGATGTGCCTTACAACGAATTTAAAAAGCATTTTCAGGAGCTTAAATCTAATATTATAACTAATGATTACATCATCTCGCGAGGGTAGAAATATAATAATCACAACGTGCAAGAGTGGGGATAAGTTCCTCATGATGTCAGATGTGCACTGGGACAATCCTCACTGTGATAGAAAGCTGCTTAAGGCTCATTTAGATAAGTGCTTAGAAGAAAACATCTACTTCGCTGTTAATGGTGATTTGTTCTGCGCAATGCAAGGTAAGTACGATCCAAGGCGCAGTAAGAATGATATCTTGCCGGAGCATAACGTAGCTAACTACTTAGATGCTTTAGTGAACACTGCAATAGATTGGTTTAAGCCATACGCTCACCTGATGGTATTCGTGGGATATGGAAATCATGAAACTGCAATAATAAAGAACTGTGAGACTGACTTAATAGAAAGATTTATTAGTGGCTTGAATAGAGAAGCAGGCACGAATGTTTTAGTAGGTGGCTATGGTGGATGGTGGGTACATCGTGTAAAAAGAAACAATAGTAGCTCATTTGTATTTAAAACAAAATACTACCATGGATCAGGTGGTGGTGGAGTAGTTACGAAGGGAGTAATCCAAAATAACCGCATGGGTGTTATGATAGATGGTGCTGATTGTATTTGGAGTGGTCACGTTCATGAGCTTTACCATCACGCTGATATGGTAGAGGAATTAAGCTATAGTACTAAAGGTGGTTATAGAGTTAATATGAGATATGTGCACCACATCAGAACAGCAAGCTACAAAGAAGAATATGATGAGGGGTACATGGGCTTTCACGTTGAGCGCATGAGACCACCTAAGCCATTGGGCGCATATTTGATGGAGTTAAATTTAGAAAGAATTACAAAAGATATTGATACTCACTTCATTGTACCTAACTTTGTGCAATGGCGAGACAAATAGAATACAATTTCAAGCCTCTTACAAGACAAAGCGAGGCACTTAAATTCTTATCAGTAGATTCAGATGTTGAAACTATCCTCTATGGAGGAGCAGCAGGAGGTGGAAAGACTATGCTCGGCTGTATGTGGCAGATTCTTAGGCGCTTAAAATATCCAGGTACACGCTCACTAATAGGCCGAGCTAAGTTAGATACGCTTAAAAAGACTACAATGGCTACTTTCTTTCAGGTGGCTAACGAGATAGGGCTGAAAGCAGGCGAAGATTTCATCTATAATCAGCAGAGCCACATCATTAAGTTCAGCAATGGCTCAGAGATAATCTTAGCCGATTTATTTCTCTATCCATCAGATCCTATGATGACCGATTTAGGCGGCCTTGAAGTTACAGATGTATTTATAGATGAAGCAACTGAGATAACCGAGAAGGCTTATAGCATTGTCAGCTCACGTATTCGTTATAAGCTTAACGAGTTCGGGCTTAAGCCTAAGATATTACTCACATGCAACCCGTCTAAAGGGTGGATTTATAATCAATTCTACTTACCCTATAAGAATCAGAATCTTCCTGAGCATAGAGCGTTTGTGCAAGCTCTACCTGGGGACAATTTGTACCTACCTGACAGCTATGTTACAAGCCTTACTCGTTTACCCGAAGCAGATAGAAAGCGCTTGCTTGAGGGAGATTGGGAATTTGATAACAGCAGTGATAGACTTTACATGTATGATGAATTAATCAGATGCTTTAGAGAGCCAATGGCTGTAGGTGAGGGATATATTACTGCCGATATAGCGCGATTAGGAAAGGATAGAACAGTGCTTTGTGTGTGGAAGGGATTAAGCTGTATTGATATTGTGGTCCTAAGACAAAAGCGACAAGATGAAGTTAAGGCAGAGATACAGCGCTTAATGAATCAGCATGGCATAAGACTAAGCAACGTACTCGCAGATGCTGATGGGGTGGGGGGAGGCCTCGTTGATAGCCTACGCTGCAGGGAATTTATGAACGGCAGTAAAGCTGTAAGAGGTAATCAATACATGAACTTAAAAGCAGACTGCTACTTTAGATTAGGTGAGTTAATTGATAAGAATGAGATAACGCTGCCTATTAAATGGCAGGAAGATATTGTAAAAGAGCTTGAGTTAGTTAGGAGGGTAGATCCTGATAAGGAAGGAAAGCTAAGAGTAACATCAAAAGATACTATCAGCCAGCGCACCGGAGGAATCTCTCCCGATATAGCAGATGCTATTATGATGAGAGCTTTCTTTGAGCTGAATCGCAACTATACTAAATACGCATTTATCTGATTAAAGTGTTATTTAGCATACTTTATTCTACTAAAATGTGCTTTATGACGGATATTACACACTATAATAGTGGAAAATAATCTACAAAAGCAGGCTTATTGTGGAAAATAATCTACAAAATTATACCCGATAACGTATAATATCGGCTGATATCTGCAAATTATACGCAAAAGGGTATAAAACTAAAATAGGCCTGCACGTTTGCAAGCCTATCTCAGATAATCAATAATCATTGCTAAACCAAAAGCAAATTCTTAGGTCAAAGATATAGCGCTTAATGCTATGTGAATAAGTATGTGAATAAGATGTTGATTTAGATTGAGTTAATAGACTAATTTTGAGTCATGAAGAATGAGGAAGCCTTAATACAAGAGGCAGTTATTAACTATGTTAACGCTCAATATCCTCGGCTGCTTTACTGCGCTTCAGCCGGTGGTGTTCGCACATCCATGAAGCAAGCGGTTAAGATGAAGAAAACAGGATACGTAAAAGGCTTCCCTGACATCTTTATTTATAACGCTAAAGGCACATTCTTTGGATTAGCTATAGAGATGAAAACAGCTAAGGGTGTTATGAGTCAATCTCAGAAAGACTGGCAAGCAAAGTTAATTAACAACGGCTACCAAGCTGTTACATGCAAGAGCTTCGATGAGGCTAAAAAAGTTATAGATGACTACATGGCGCTCCGAAATAGATAGATGCTATCCTGAATGGCGCAGAGTAGCAGCAACTGTTACTCGCCAAGACTTAGCCGATGAGCTTCTGCACGATACGCTGCTTAAGATTTTAGAGAGTGATAAAGATAAGCTGCAAGATATCTATGATAGAGGTAAGCTTAACAATTATGTGAGCAATGCTATCCGCTTATCTGCACGATGCAGTAACAGCTCATTCAATTATACCAGATTAAGATTCGAAAAGATACGCAACGATCTGAAAGATGATATTATAGATGATGTAAATAAGAGCGTAGGCATGCGCTTAGAGAATG